GATGCCGACAGGCGAAGACGAAGGTGACATGGACGGATTCCTATCCGCGCCGATCAGGAGCCAAGCATGACGTCCGTGGCGCTGAAGCAACCCGGGCGAATCGCGACCGCAGTCCGAGCGTGGCTCGGCATCCCTCTTGCGCTTACCGAAGAAGCGGGCTGGTCGGCGGTGACCGGGGCGCGCGGGCCGGCTGGGGTGTCAGTGACGCCCGAGACCGCGATGCAGGTCTCTGCCGTGTGGGCTTGCGTTCGTTTGATCTCCGAGACGATCGCCACTTTGCCGCTGGGCATGTACGAACGTTCCGCTACCGGCAAGTGCCCGGCCCCGCAGCATCCACTGCACTTCGTGATTCGCGACCAGCCCAATGCGGAGTCGGCAGCATCCGTGTATTGGGAGGCCACGGTCGCCGCGATGCTGTTGCGCGGGGCCGGGCGCGCCGAAAAACTCATGATTGGCGGCAGGGTCGTTGGCCTACAGTTCCTCAACCCGAACCGGCTGGCGGTTTCGCGTGGGGCTGATGGTAGCAAGGAGTGGCGCTACACGGAGGACGACGGGCGGCAGCGAGTCATCCCGCGCGAACGGATCTGGGAAATTCCCGGCTTCACCCTTGACGGAAAGAATGGCGTTTCGGTAATCGCCTACGGCGCGCACGTGTTCGGTGGCGCGATCGCGGCCGATCGAGCGGCCGCGCGGACCTTCAGCAACGGCATGTTGCAAACCGTCTATTACAAGATCGCGGCCTTCCTGAAGCCCAATCAGCGTGACGAATTTCGACAGAACGTCCTGGGCTCCGTCGAGCGCGGCGAAACGCCGCTGCTGGAGGGCGGCACCGACGTCGGGACCATCGGGATTAATCCGGCCGATTCGCAGCTGCTGGAATCGCGTGGCTTCAGCGTAGAGGAAGTCTGCCGCTGGTTCCGCGTTCCGCCGTGGATGGTAGGCCACACCGAGAAGTCCAGCAGCTGGGGCACCGGCATCGAGCAGCAGATGATCGGGTTCCTGACCTTCACGCTGGCGCCGTGGCTCAAGCGTATCGAGCAGGCAATCGCGAAGGATCTGATGACGCCCGCAGACCGGGCGCGCTTCTACCCGAAGTTCTCGGTGGAAGGGCTTTTGCGGGCCGATAGCGCCGGTCGCGCAGCGTTCTACACCGCCATGGTCAACAACGGCGTGCTGACGCGCGACGAAGTGCGTGAGCTCGAGGATCGGGAGCCAATGGGCGGCAATGCTGCGGTACTGACCGTGCAGAGCGCCATGACCACGCTGGATAGCCTCGGGCAGGCGTCCGAGTCCAACCAGGCTCGGGCCGCGATGCGCGCGTTCCTGGGATTCCAAGACGAGCCACAGAAGGACTGACCGCATGACGATCAAGAAACTGCCGGGTGCACCGGAGGGCAGGGTGTGCGCGGGTGTTAGCAGCCAGATCCAGCCCCGCGCGCTGGACCGCTGGAACCCGGGCGTGCGCGCCGCCGCAAATGATGATGCTGATCGCTCGATCAGCGTGTACGACGTGATCGGCCAGGACTACTGGACGGGTGAGGGCGTCACCGCCAAGCGGATCGCCGGCGCACTGCGCAGCCTCGGTAAGGGCCCGGTCATCGTGAACATCAACAGCCCAGGCGGGGACATGTTCGAGGGCCTGGCCATCTACAACCTGCTGCGCGAGCACGACGGCGAGGTAACCGTGAAGGTGCTGGGCCTTGCTGCGTCGGCGGCCTCGGTGATCGCGATGGCCGGCGATACCGTGCAGATCGCCCGGGCTGGCTTCCTGATGATCCACAACGCATGGGTGGTCGCCGCCGGCAACCGCAATGACCTGCGCGAATACGCCGAGACGCTGGAGCCCTTCGACCGGGCCATGGCCGACATCTACGCAGCGCGTACCGGCCAGGACCAGAAGGCGATGGCGAAGCTGATGGACGCCGAGACCTGGATCGCAGGTAGCGACGCGATTGAGGGCGGCTTCGCCGACGAGCTGCTGCCGACCGACCAAGTCGAGCGCGGCGCGGGCAAGACAAGCGCTTCTGCGGTGCGGCGGATTGAGTCGGCGCTGCGCGCGTCCGGCATGCCGAAATCGGAAGCCATGCAGCTGATCAGTGAACTCAAGTCCAGCGCGGGCGATCCCGCTGGCGGCGGTGCGGGCGATCCCACCGATCACGGCCAGGAAACCCCTGCCGTCGCACCAACCGAGGCCGACTACCTGGCCGCGCTCAAGTCGTTTTCCATCCCCAACCGCTGAGGTACACCCAATGAAGAACAAGTACATCCTGGCCGCCATTGTCACCACGCTGGCGCTCCTGGTCATTTCCGCAGACGCGGTCGCCGGCACCCACCTGCTGTCCACCCTGTTCACCAGCCCCGAAGGTGCACTCATGGCGCCGGTGATGGCGGCCGCGTTGCCTGACGCGATCAAGGCAGAACTGGAAAAGATCAGTGACCAGATCAAGTCGCAGGCAGAAACCGCCGAGAAAGAGATCAAGGCGCACGCGCGGCTTACCGATGAAACGCGTGCCAACGTCGACAAGCTGCTGACCGAGCAAGGTGCGTTGCAGGCGCGGTTGCAGTCGGCCGAGCAGCTGGTGGCCAAGCTCGAGCAGGGCGGTGGCCAGTACGCCGCGCCGCAGTCCATGGGCGAGCAGCTGGCCTCCAACGAGGACTTCCAGGCGTGGGCCGCCCGCGCCGCCAGCGGCGGCGGTAGCAAGTTCAACATGGATGTGAAGGCGGTCGTGACCAGCGACGGCGCATCAGCCGGTGACCTGATCGTTCCGCAGCGCCGGGAGGGCATCATCGCCCCGGGTCTGCGCCGCCTGACCATCCGCGATCTGCTGAACGTGGTGCCGACCAGTTCCAACGCCATCCAGTACGTGCGCGAGACCGGTTACACCAACAACGCGGACGTGGTGGCTGAAAACCCGACCGGCCTGAAGCCGGAATCCAACCTGACGTTCGAAGCTGACCAGGCGGCGGTGACCACCATTGCCCACTGGATCCACGCCTCCCGCCAGGTGCTGGCCGATATCCCGACGCTCCGCGGCTACATCGACGGCCGCCTGCGCTACGGCCTGAAGCTCAAGGAAGAAACCCAGCTGCTCAAGGGCTCCGGTGTCGGCCTGAATATTGACGGCCTGTACACCCAGGCCCGTGCGTACGCCAACCCGGGCGTTACCGTCCAGAACGAAACCCGTATCGACCGCCTGCGCCTGGCACTCCTGCAGGTCGAGCTGGCCGAAGCGTGGGCCGACGGCATCGTGATCAGTCCGCTGGACTGGGCGGCTATCGAGCTGCAGAAGACCGATGACAACGCCTACCTGTTCGCCAACCCGCGCGGCATCACCACGCCGGCGCTGTGGGGCCGCAACGTGGTGCCGACCCAGTCGATGGGTGGCGGCGAGTTCCTGGTGGGTGCGTTCGGCGGCGGCATCGCTGCCGAACTGCATGATCGCGAGGACGTCAACGTCATGGTGGCCACGCAGGATGACCGCGATTTCGTCAAAAACATGGTGAAGATCCTGATGGAAGAGCGTCTGGCGCTGACGGTCTACCGGCCGGAGGCCTTCGTGAAGGGCACCATGACCGACCTCGACACGCCGTAAGGGATCGCCAAGGTCCAACGTGAGGGCGGCCTGGCCGCCCTTTCCTTTATCAGGAGACAGGACATGTACGAAGTACGAGCAATTGCCAGCTTTGACCACCACGGCTCCCGCAAGGTGGGTGACAGGTTCACGGTGGGAAACCAACGGCAGGCCGAAGAGCTGGGGAAGAAGGGCCTCGTGGAAGTTCTGGGCGACGCGGCCGAGGTGGGCAGCACCAGCGCCAGCACGGAAGCAGGGACCGGCACCGCCAATACCACCGGTACTGACGCTGGCAACGGCGCCGGCACCGGCAGTGATGCGGCTGAAGGCGGCACCAGCGGCAGCACCACGTCGACGCCGGGCGAGCGACTGGTCGACGGCAACGCTCCGGACGTCATCGCGTCCTTGGCCGGGCTGCAGGACAAGGCCGTGCTGCAGTCCGCGCTCGATGCGGAGAAGGCCGGCAAGAACCGCAAAACCGTCGTCGAAGCGCTGGAAGCGGCGCTGATGGCCGACTGATATGCGCTTGGTCACAATCGAGCAGGCGCGTGCCCAAGTCGCTGCAATGCCTCACCACGACTCGCAGCTTCAGCTGTACGTCGGTGCGGCGGAGCAGGCGGCGGAGGATTTCCTCAATCGCCAGGTTTACTCCACCGCCGAGGACTTGGCGGTGGCAGTGCTCGAAGGCTCTGCCGGCGAAGAGCCAATCGTGGTGAACGACGCTATCCGCGCGGCGGTGCTTTTGATCACCGGTCACCTGTTCCGCAATCGGGAGGACGTGACCGGGGAGGCCACGCACCAGCTTCCCTCTGGTGCTCACGCTCTGCTGTGGCCGCATCGTCGCGGCTTGGGGGTATGACGTGGGCACCGACGCCGGCCGGTATCAGCACCTGGTCACGATCCAAGCTCTCCTTGATGGCGACCCTGACCCGCTGAGTGGGTTGCCCACCAAGCAGTGGGGCGACGTTTTCGCGAACGTGCCGGCCGAGGTTCTTACAGGCCCCGGCCGGGAAGGCGCTGCCGCCGGCGCGGAGCGCGCGGAGACAGACGCCCGCATCAACCTTCGCTGGATGCCAGGCATTGCCACCCAGATGCGAGTGATCTGGGAGAGCGAGCCGAACGGGAAGCGGCCCGAGTTCGCTATCCAGAGCATGGAACTGGACGCCACGGGCATGCGGGAGATCCGCCTGCGGTGCGTTCATGGGAGGGAGAATGTCTGACCATATCCACACCTGGCACGACGGCCGAGGCCCGCGTGACGTGTACCTCGACGGCGTGGTGATCAAGCGGGTCATGTCCGCCGACCCTACGCGCGGCATTGTTCGCGTGTACCACCACCCGATCCGGGTATGTCCTCGCCGCGAGATGGCACGAACCTACACGCGGCGTGGCCGCGTCGAGGTCATCCCCCGTGGCTGAGTCCGTCCGCGTGGATGGGCTCGACGGACTGTTGCAGTCCCTTCGACAGTTGCCCAAGGAGCTGCAGGGCAAACCGCTCCAGACAGGCATGCGCAAGGGCGGCAACCTGATCCGGGACGAAGCCCGGCGCCGTGCGCCGCGCGCCAGCGGCTTCCTGGCACAGCAGATCGTCGTGCGCCGAGCCGCCGCGAAGGACCGGCGAAAGGCAGGTGTGGGCGCCGGCGGCGAGTACTTCACCGTAGGCGTGCGCACCGGTAAGAAGGTCAAGTACGCCAACACCAAGCGCAACCGCCGGCAGGGCCGGGTCGGGAAGCTCTACGAGCAAAGTGGCTGGGCCCATTACTGGCGGTTCCTCGAATTTGGCACGAAGAAAATGCGCGCGCGGCCCTTCCTCACGCCAGCGGCGGAGGCCCGTGGCCCGCAGGCGGCCCAGGTGATGATCGACGAAACCCGCAATGCGATCGACAAGATCATGAAGGCAAGAGGCTGGAAATGATGGTGCCGCTGATACAGGCCGTGATGCAGGCAAGCGCCGGCGTGCGCGCTCAACTGGGCGAACCCATCCGGTTTTACTATGGCACCGCGCCGCTCAATACGGTCATGCCATACGGCGTCTGGGACATCGTCGGCGGCGGCCCGGAAAACCTGCTGAGCGAGGCGCCGTCGGCCGACGGTTGGCGGGTACGCATCACCGTGTGGGGCGGGACCCTCACCCAGGCCAACGCTGCCGCGGTGGCCATTCGCGACGAAGTCGAGCGCCGCGGCAGCATCGAGTCCTACAACCCGACCCCGGACGACGACGACACCGGCGCCTTTGGCCTCTCCTTCGACGTGCGGCTGCTGGAACTCCGGTAGCCGTCACACAGCAGCAACCCCAACCGCCGGCGCTCGCCGGTTTTTTTGTGCCCGGCGACCGGGCTCCACCACCAGGAGAAAACACGATGTCCGTGTTGAAGTCCAAACACACCCAGCTTTTCATTGCCGTCGGCGCGGCCGAGGTTATCAAGGTGACCCGCGTCCGCTCCGTCGGCTTCCCCGATGGCCAGGCCTCGGAGATCGACATCTCCGACTTCGACGACGACTGGGACCAGTTCGTGTCCGGCCGCAAGGCCACCGGAAGCACCACCATCGAGATCATCTATGACTCCGTGGATTCGGAGGCGCTGGAGGAACTCCACCGTACCGGTGAAGTGGTCAACTTCTTGGTTACCGCCCCGCTGTCGGAAGTGGCCGGTGTGCCCAAGCCCGTCGCGGTGGACGGCGTCATCACCCCGCCGACCACCGTGCTGGCCAAGCAGTTCAACGGCTTCGTCCAGAACTTCGCCGTGCAGGTCGCCGACAACGACGTCTGGAAGGCCACCAT